TGCGGATTATTTATCCTAGCAGTACTGTTCTTACACGCATCCCTACAAGTAGACAGCGAGCAATCTTTTCGTGATGAATTTAGGAGCTTGAGAAAATAGATCATATTTTTGGTAGGTTAGGACTCTTTTCCTTTATATATTTGAATCCATACTTTTTTAGTATAGACTCCATAACCTCAGTGTCCTTATCATTTATAATCTTCAATTTCTCATCATCTGTTAACTTTTTATATTTAGGGTCATTGATTGTCTTTTCTAGTTCTTTCTTTAATTCTTCACCATAGTTCTGTCGAGCCTGTTCGTACTTTAATGTACCGACCTTTTGCTTAAATTGAGCTAATGTCTTACTTGAGCTTTTTGACCAGTCAGTAAAAGCGATTCCCTTGTCTACCGCTTGTGATACGCGACTTATCTCTTTTACAAGAGGTGTCTCTTTATCTGTTTTTACACGTGCTCCTAAGAGTATGTCTGAAATAGCATCCTCGCCCATTGCAGTTTCGCCAAATATATTCTTTTTCTCAGGAAGTGTTTGTCTTAGGAAGGGTATTTTGTTTACGACTGTATTTGGTACTCCCATTGTATTACCTTTTGTATTTCTATCCTTATCATCAGTAGCTTTTGCAATATCTGAAATTATACTTGGTGTTAATCTCGCTGATAGCTGTTCGGATATATAGTTTGCAGTCTCTCCTGTCATTTCCTCGAGAGTCTGATTTTGTTTATAGGCATTTGACTCTGCATACTCAAAAGCATCTTTGATTCCGGGTATATTCTTTGCTGATTCTACAACTGACTTTCCGTATTGAAATGCCATTTCTCCCGGTGTATTCCCATATTTTCTTGCGTACAGTATTCCTGATACAGGTACAGACAATGGGCCAAGCCAATCCACTGACACCCATTTATTCCCTATCCTAATAGCGTTATAATTTGAGTTCCTTAATTGTTCTATTTGAGCTCTCTTAGGGTCGTATGCACCAACAAAATCTTCATCCTTTAACTGACTAGCAATAACAGCTGCTCCAGTAAACCCAAGTCCAGATCTGACTAAATCTCTCGTAACTGATTTTATGTATTCTTTACTACCTAATTGACCTGACTTTATAGCTTTTACTGTTTTAATAAGAGCTTTTGGTATACCTCCTCCCGCATAATCTATTCCTGTTGAGATAACATTTGCCGGAGTTTTGACGAATGGAAAGATAAAGTCTCCGACTCGTGCATCTCCACTGACGTCATTTACTACACGTCTTATACCCTCTGAGACCTTAGAGGCCCAGCTATCATTAGTCCAAGTTGCGACCTGAGCATCAAGTATTCCTTGTTCACGTACTGCAATTCCTTCTGGCGTCCTTGGCTCGATTCTCATAGCGTCTTTCATTATCTCAGTGCCTTTTGCTTTATCTCCTTTGGCCAGTTTCCTTGCTGACAATCCAACACTATCTGCAAAGTGGGTTGATGCAAAAGCAACGTCAGGTGCTCCCATAAGTTGCTTAAATACTATATCCTCAACAACCCTCCCAACAGCTCGTATTGCTCCGGGGCCTTGTGCGTGTATGGTCTGTCCAAGTACTCTTTCACCTGCTGTCCCTGTGTCAGCTAAGCTCATCATACGAGAAATATCATATCCGGTTTCCTGATATATTTTATTTGCCATCTTTACAAAATCTATAGCCACAGCATCGTTTGCCCCTGCCCACGAACCTTGTGAAACTCTTCTTACAAGTGCTTCTGTTATTCCCACCTCTGTGTTTGCTCCTATATTTAGGATAGGAGATTTTACAGAAGCAAGCATCATACCTCTACCTATTGTTCCCGTAGTTACCTGAAGTCTACTTGCTGGATCCTTTGACATCAGATAATCTTCCATCTCTTTTTTTGCCTTAAAAAAGGCTATGTTTTCTTGCGGACTATCTGGATTGCCTAGATTATCACCTAGTTTCTTCTGGGCTTCTTGGATTTTGTTTGCTTTGATTTTTATAGTAGCTATCTCATCAGACGATGCTGATACTCCGTACTTGTCAGCGACAAACTCTTCAAGTATTCCCTTTAATGCTTGTTTTTGTTCTGGAAGCATCTTTGCCACCTCCTCAGGTGTTACCTCTCCCTTCTTGACTCGTTCTTTTAGTCTAGCTACTTCTAGTTTCGGTATACAAGTGTTCATACGCATTCAAGTTTATCTAGTAGTGCTAATGCTGTTTTAGTGTCTAGTTTCTTTGTCTTTATCTTATTCTCTAAAGATTTGACTTCTCTACTTATTGTATCAGTTCCTCTCTTTGCTCTCGACGCTCCGTTTATTTTCAAATCTCCTAGATAGCTTTTCCCTAGATTCTTGAGACGAGAATTTATCAAATCTGATACATACCTAGATGCACTATTATTCGTTATACTCAGCTGTTCTGCTGAGATTTCTTGTCCTCTTCGGGTCTGTTCAAGACTTCGTTGTCGTATAAGTCTACTCGCCAAAGCATCATTTCCTTCTTGAAAAGCCTTCTCTGTGAGTGCTATGTTTGCAGAGGTAGAAAGCAACTCATCAGAAGACTCCTTACCCATAGCGATATTAAAGGCCTTTTGTTTGTCTTTTTCGATCAATGAGACAGCTCTCTCAGCGTCCTCTTGTAGTCTCACACGGGACACAGTGACTTCTCCTGTAAGTTCTTTATGCTCTTCTTTCATTCTCTCAAATACTCTACTCTTAAATTGATTATCTAGTTTTGCTGTCTCCCTCAATGGCTTTGTAGGTTTTGAGTTTATGACTACATCTTCTTTTGCTGTCTTTGCCAATATAGGTCGTTGAGATTCGGTGACTTTTGCCCTAGAGAGAATAGGTTTACTTTCTACTGAATTTATATACTGCACTGGTCTTTTTACTGGTTTTATAGGCTCAATATCATACTCACCAAGTTTTGTACTACTTGTATTTTTATTTCCTATTTGTATAGTTGGCTCTTTACTTTTAGGAGTAGTCCCATAATCTATAACAGGAAGTTCTTCATCTGTTGGATATTTTCTATTTATTTCTATGTTTTTCTGTTTACTTTTGCTTAGCACGGGTATTTTTTTTGTCTTATTTATATCTAGGATAGTTTCAACACTATCTCCTGTTACTCCTGTTGAACCTGTGCTTCCTGTTACACCCGTTGCCCCTGTGCTACCAGTAGAGCCGGTATCACCTGTTACTCCTGTTGAACCTGTACTTCCCGTTGCTCCAGTTGAACCTGTATTTCCTGTTGCCCCTGTGCTACCTGTTGAGCCGGTATCTCCTGTTACTGGTACTTTCTTTATCTTATTTAGCTCATCTAACTTTGACACTACTTTTTTACCAGCCCCAAAGCCTAAGAATGATAGAGAGTCGGGTATAACCGCTCCAGCCACACCTAGGGCGTCTCGAGTTCCTTGATCTAAAAAAGGCTTTATAACAACATCCTCTTTTGTAAAAATCTTTCCTAGGTTTATATCTTTACCTAGTATGTTACTTATGTCTTGTGCTGTTTTTGTATACTCATTCGTATCTACCGGTCTATCTCCTAGAATTATTCTCATTATTCCTGTAGGTTGTACCGTAGCCGCTCTTGCTTTCTCTCCCAATTGTGGTGACACTGCCTGCATTACTGCTTGTCCAGTCGCAACTCCTATTTTTGCAGGGGCTCTTATAACTTCTTGTGCTAGACTTGGCGCCATAGCCCACATATTTGGTACATCTGATATTTGAGGGGTACTATTCGCAGTTTTCCCTAGGTTTGTCGCTTGAAATAGAGGGCTATTAATACCAGCATCTGTTTTCATTGGTGCAACTGGTGCTTGCTGACTAGCCTTTATATTGGAAAAATACTCGTCTACAGAGCCGGTCTTTTTGACAGGTTGTCCTGTTTTTATTCCATTAAAGTAGTCATCTACTGCTGACATATAATTTAGTACCCACTTTGTGAGTAGTCAACTTCTAATCCTGCATCTGCGAGAGCTTTTTCTAATTCTAGTACAGCACTACTGCCATATTTGCTCTTTATGATTGTGACTATATCTGTATACATTGTAGGGTCAATACCTCTCCAGCCTTTTTCATTTACAAGTGAACGGAAGTTTATAACTGCTGACGCAATATCATCTGACTTGTCTTTCTTTGTGCTAGATGAGGAACTACTGGAAGAAGGTTTATCTGCTACACCCAAATCTTTTATTGTTTCACCTGTCTGATTGTTAATCAGTACCTTGCGACCATTTACTTCAATAGTTGATGTATCTAGGTTGCTTGCCTTGTTTGCGTTGGCGTAGTTTGTCTGATTGTAGTCGTTTGTTATCTTATCTTTTGATGAAGCATAGTCAATCATTGTCTTTGATACGTCCATAGCACTCTGTCTACGTGCCTGCTCTCGAGCGAGGCTTTGCTGCAGAGGTACTGCCTGAGCACTGAGCGCCCCTTGCAGGACTGCTGCACGGTTTGTTATAGCCGCTCCTTGTCCTGCAATAAACGGCGTAGCTATAGGCTGTTCTTCTACTTGCTGAATGCCCATATCTCGAGAAGCGTTCACATTAGCCTGTTGAGCCATTAGGTTATCAAGCTGTTTTTGATAGTTGTCCTCACTCTTTGAAGGTTTGAGAGACTCTAGGTAACTCTTTAGATAACTTTCTGCTGTGTTTACCAGACTAGGTGGTGTGTTGGAAGCTCCTGCAAGGGCGTCTAGTTGCCCGGTTACGTCTGAAGGAGTTTCAGTTGGTGTAGGTGTAGAGCCTGTGTAGGGTACATAGGTACCTGAGGCATCTTTAGAATACTGATTGCCAGTTACGGGGTCTTTGATGACTGGAGCAGGTAGGTTGCCAGCTGGTGATGCTGGTGTGTTGGCGTATGAATTCTTGAGTGACGCTTGAGCAGCTGCGAGAGTTGCACCGGATAGTCCTCCTGAAGCGAGGTTTTTAGATGCTTGTTCATATGATACTTTTGGTGTTGATTTATTGGAACTACTGCTAGACGTGTTTTTATTTGACGAACTACTAGAAGTATTCTTTGATGATGAACTTGACGTGTTTTTACTGTTAGAACTTGATGAACTAGAAGCTGTATACGGTTTATATGTACCGGAAGAGTCTTTTTTGAAGGACTTTCCTGTCACAGAGTCAGTGATTACTCCTGAAGACTTGCTTGATGATGTTTTCTTTTTAGAAGTTGCCATAGTTATATTTATTATATCATTACCAGAAGCCATTCTGGGGCTTTTTGTAAAGGGAACCGGTGTGGATATCTGACAGAACTGCACGTTGTGACTGGAAGTTTTTAGCGTTTATAGCTCCTTCCTGTGTTGTTGAGTAGTCACTAGGAGTTCCGAGCGCTCCTGTACCTACTGCTGAGTTTAGGGCTGTTGTTTGGCCTTGTAGAGATGTTGTTGGTGAGGCTGTTGTTTGATTTGGTGTCGGATTAGTGACGGGGTTTGTCGTTGTGCTTGGTGTTTGTGTCGTCGTGTTAGTTGGTGGAGTGAGGTTTGCTGTAGATTGTGGTACGAGTTTTGAATTGGTTGTTATGTTCCCGTTTGCGTCTGTTGTTGTAGATTTAACATACACGTGCGGTACACCATTTCGCATAATGACCTTTGACTGTCCTGTTGTAAGGTCTATCTGGTTACTACCTGTAGGCGCTGAATAGGTTGGAGGAGTCAGTGAAGGAAGTTTTGCCCTTCCGTCTGCTATTTGTGCCGATCCGGCTACAGTCTCGAGTGTCTTATAGTATGCCTTGAGTTCCGGAGTATTGACGCCTATAGAGTCAAAGTATTTTTGAGATAGTACAGGGTCTTTATCAAGTGCCTTTACAGCTAGAGCGATTTCCTTTTTTCTCTTCTCTGACATTGATTGTTTACTGAATCCTTTAGGCAACATCCCTAGTCTTTCGAGTTTCTCTGCAATACCCCGTGTGCCTAGTCCGTCACGTACGTCATTTTGTGTATATAGATATGCAGCAGCGGAATCTGGACTTATACCGAGCTGTTCTGCGTACTTCTTTAGTTTTTGGTCGTATGTTTGTGCCATATAATTAGTTATCTAGTCTGAAGTAAAGAGTGCGATTATCTGTATAGGTCAATGAACTCGGCGTGAAAGTAGCCGGAGTTCCTGCTGATATAGCAACAGTGCCTTGAATTACTGGCTTAGAGGTGACGTTGTATAAGAGTTCGGTAACGTCAAAGCTGTTTTCTGTGTCCCACACAGACACGGTAACTGCAGCAGTACTATTAGGATTGATAGCAATATAGTAAATACCAGCTGGAATCATCACAGAGGATAGAGAAGTTGTTACGATACTAGCTCCTGAGATTGTTGCAGTCGTTACCGAGAAAATCATCTTTTGCCCGTCTTCTGCAAACAATGTCACGTCTAGAGTTCCACTTGTACCTACTGCTTCAACGTTAAATGAAACACTATTAGCCACAATGTCAAATGGCACAAGACACTGTCCTACAAACATCTGAGTATTTGTACTGACTGACAAGTCTGCTACTGATACAGTAGCTCCCGGATCAATAGGGGGTATACAGTTTGGAACTACGGTTAGACAGTCCGTCACTCCTTGGTTAGAGTGGCGGATAGTTCCCGTACCGAGGTCTCGAATCGTACCAGATGTATTTCCTGAAAATACGTTTCCTGTAACAACATTTGAGTCATCTGTTGAAGCGGCAATATTCACCCCATACCCTCCATTGTTTATGATAGAAGACGCCGTTACTGCAATACGGTCAGAAGTTGCTGTGAATTTTATACCGTCTGATGTATTTCCCTGAGGATTACCTGATATGAACTGAATATCTGAGTTTCCGGATATGAGTTCGAACCCTATTCCCCCATTAAATGAGCTATCTGTACTTACGAACGCAATATCCGAGCAGTTTGTGAGTGAGAATCCATTACCTGTATTTCGTTCTGATACAGTGTCGATTATTGTGGCATCTCCTGAGGCAACGAGAACTACGCCAGCTCCTGTGGTAGAGCCAGAAAATGCAGAGAAGTCTATTTTGAATCCTACCATTTCATTAGCATCTAGGTTTATACCACAACTATCGACAGTCAAGTTAAATTTAGGAAAGACTGCTTGGTCGACGTCTACTCCTGTACCACAGTCATATATGTATAAGTCATCAAGAAGTGTCTCTTGCGTGTACTGTATCTTTAGTCCTACACCCGTAGCGTTCGTTATAGTGAGGCGTGCTATATTAGCTGCGATATTTATTGCAGCGATTGTATATGTACTGCCAGCTAGGTTGTCTCCTCCATAAGGGGTATCAATATCAATACTTGTCGTAGAGTTAAAGGCACTTATCAAATACCAACGTCCGTCGAGGTATATGTATCGTCCCACCATAGCAGATGTGAATGTAGTACCACTTCCTGTTACAGTTGAGTCTCCGTCGTTTATAGATACTGTTCCGGTGTTGTATGCGTCACTTCCTACAACATTTATCTTGTAGCTTGTATTGCAGTCAATTACTACGGAATCACGTGCTGTTCCCTCGAGTCGTGTACCTGCTGGTACAAATATGTCAGAGGTCAATAGATATGTCCCGTCTTGCAAGAAGACAGTTCCACCACCTGATGCCTCTACTAGGTCAAGCGTGTCTTGTAGTTCGTCTACGTTATCTATCGTGATCTGTGTTCCTCCGATATTAAACCGGCCATTGAATATACCGTCCTGTGCTTCGAGTACCCCATTAGAGCTAAGTCTGAATCCAGATACACCACTTCTGAAGTTGGTACTCTGGTACGCACCCTGTTGGAGATATCGTGTCTCATTGACCGTTTGGTCGCCTTTTGGAGTCCGGTCTACCACCCGAGGAGGTATTCGGTATAGTTGTCGTTCTTGGATAGGTTCTTTTTCCATATTATGCGTCTTTTTCATCCTCCTTCTCGTCGATTACCATTGTGATAGGAAAGGCTACCGGTAGAGGATCAGAGCCTGTCCACGATAGCTCAAGCACAGTGTTGTTGAAACAGAGAGTGTCTTTAAGTTCTGTTCCAGAGTACACCACCTTTCGCTTAGTAGCGTGATTAGTGTTGTTTATTGTGGTGAGAGTCTTAGAGGAAGAGAGGTCATCTTGATATAATTTCACACCTATTATAGTGCTTGCTCCTACCGCTCCAGCAAGAGGTATCTTTAACTGTCTGACATCAAACTGATTTCCTGTGTTTATCATAAAGCGTATGACTGACTGTAGTGTCACGCCTGTGGCATATTTATATATACTATTTCCACTTCCGTTTGATTCTGCATATACCACTTTCGGTGTGACGTTTGAGTCTTGCTGGATATACTTTAGTGCTGTTGTGTTTGGTGTTGCTCCTGTCGCTGATGAGGTCATTATGTTCTGAAGTCCGGCAGGTAGTCTTGAGTCCTTAGATCCGTATGCCCAAACACAGCTAGTCCCTGAAGTACCGGCAGAATTTATTATTGTTGTAAACCCACCCCATACAATTCTATTGCCGAGAGCGTCTACTGCTCCAGCGAAAGGCGGTAGGCCTTCTTCTTGATAGATGACGTCCTGTACGCTCGTTCCTCCGGTATAGGTTGAGAGCCGTACTCCGTTTACTGCGTTACCAGTCCAGATATAAATAATTCCTCCTACGTTGAGTAGCGCCGTACAGAGTGGGTCTGGAAGGGACACGGGACCAAGGAAGAATGATACTGTATCAGTTGGATCCCACAGGATAAAGGCCGATTTACCTTGATTTATGGTCGAATCAGTTGTGTATATACCAGCTATCATAAGTGATGTACCAAAACTCTCTATTGCTGTAGGGTAAAAGCCAATAGGAAGGTCGAGTACGTTGTATGCAGAAGCAACTACTGTTCCATTCGTGTCACCTTCGTGCGTCACCTTCTTAGTGCTTATTCTGTGAATTATTCCCTGTCCATTGATAAAGTCTGCAAAGTATAGGTTATTGTCTCCGTGTACGTGCGCTACGTGGTTAGGTATTGTTGTGCTATTACGAAGTGTAGGGTATGTCGTGTCAGTGAGAGCAGTTTGTGTTCCGAGAGTCGCACCTGTCCATACACTGTCAGTAAGAGCTGGCGTTCCGTTAAGTGGACCATATCGTGATACGTTCGTGCCTGTGAAGATATAGATGTAGTTGTTGTAGTATTCTGCCCACCTAGCCACCCCACCACTCACTGTGCCTATGAGTGTTTCACTTCCTAGTGCTGATGAGTACGATATAAGTCTCCCGTTCGTTGTTACGGCGTAGGTAAGTGCATTCTTTGGATTGTTAATCAGTCGAATAACTGGAGCAGTTACATTAGCACCAGAGAAAGCAGATGTTCCTACCGGTACAGCGAAGCCTGATGTCCTTATGTCAGTCGATACAATAGGCAAGTCCGGATCTATTGCTATTGAGTTCATAAACGTACCGTCAGCACCATAGTATTGCGTGGCACTTTGTCCACTGAATATCTGGTTAATGGTGACAGTAGTTTGAGCCATACTAGAGAGTAATTAGTAGGTTAGGGTTAATATACGGCTTATCTAGGCCGTCATCTAGCACTACTGGTGCTTTACTTCCATAGTCCGCAAACATATTCTGCATAGCGTCCTGTGTCATTTTATCGTAGAGCTGTGCTTTCGTAGGGTTAGGGTCTACTGAAGTGAAGTAGATTTTCAATGCTTCGAATACCGGTATCTGATTGTGAGGCTCCGGAATGAGCGATACTTGTCCAATGACATAGCCGGCGCTTCCAGCCGATATCGTTGTGCCACCATAGGTTTTTGCCAGTGTGAGCGTAGTTGTAGATCCTACAGCAGATATTTCATACCAATAACTATCGCCGGTATTAGCAGCGTCAGTCCCAGTTATTTGTATGTATCGTCCTACCATAGCTGTCGACCACGTAGTTCCAGATCCAACGACTGCCGTACCACCGTTAGATACTGAGACAATTGTCCCTGCTGTGTAGTCAGCTCGAGTAAGGTCACGGCCATACTGTCGCCCATTAAAGGTTATAACGTTGTTTGATGTCGACGGCTTAGGGTATAACTCGACTACATTGTTATAGACGAAGTAGTGCGTAGCTCTGTCAGAACTGACTGTAATTTGATTGAGTCTGTCCCATTCGCTACGTGTAGCTACTTCAGTAGGCGCATAGCGGTAGCTTCCTACGGTAACGTAGAGGTTTTGTGGTTTCTGGGTGTAGGGAGGTAGAGTATACGCCTGTTGTCCTGCAACAGTTAGCATTGTGACCTGCTTCAATAGAAACGGCCAATCCTTAGCTGCAAGCAATCTTTTCTCACTATCATTCATTAAGGAATCAGCAAGAGCCAGTGTTGATGTGCCACTGTTGTTGCATAGATTTCCAAACATTGTTCTCCGTCCTGTATAAGTCAGCATATATTAGTTATTTTTAGCTCTCCACCGCTGTTCTAAGTCCACAACAAACTTCTCTCTCATCTCGAGTTTCTTGTACGCTTCATCTATATCAAGCGCACGGCTATCGAGTTCATCTTGTCTGGCGATAAGGGCATAGTACATTTCTTTCTTTGTCTGTATTGCCATTTCAAGACTCGCTATTTCTTCGAGTAGTACACCTTTCTTTGCCTGAAGTTGATGACAGAAGTCTTCAAACTCTTTCAAACGTGCTATCTTGTCCGGCTCATACGTGTCTTTGATCGTGTTGAGCTGCTGTACAATGTCGGCCTTGAACTTACGCAAGCGTATATTATCCTCTACCAAGTTGTCATTCTCGGCTTTTAGTTTACTCTCCGCTACTTTTTTAGCGAGGAGTTTCATACTTATGCGTAGGTTACGGTCAAATCTGAAGCTGCTGCTGTCACGATAGTCAGTCCTGTAGAGAACTGACAATCAAACAAGTATGTTCCTTCTACAATAGAAGCCTTTAGGGTTGCGATAACCGTACCTGATCCGGCGGTGTTATCGTATACCGTAATTGCTCCTGCTGCAGTAGCTCCTAGCACGATAGAGTGCAAGTGTCCTGACCCTGATTTCACTGTTGTCGTAGTCTGCGTTGCGATTCTTTGGAATCCGTAGGACGGTTCACCATTTATTGTTCTTCCTCCAGCCATAGATTATTAGTTAGTTGATAAGTCTTCGAATTCAGCCTCTACTTTCTTAGCCTTCTTCTCTTTCTTCTTTTCGTTTATATCAAGCGCTTTTTCTGCAGATACTACGTCCACTGTAGGGAAGCACTGTTCTAATAGCTTTGCACGCTCGAGCTTATCGTTTGTTAGTTTACCTGCCTTGTTTAGTTCTCGGTCAATCAAATGGAGAGCAAAATGATCTGCTCTCTCTGATTCGAGGTACATTTCACCTCCTGCTGGGAATGTGTAAGGCACACCGTCAAACTTCCACGTGAAGTCTTCGTTAGAGAAGTTCTTAAATTTCTTTGCTGTTCGTTCTTGTGTCATTGTGTTTCTGACGAATTTAGGGCACCGTCAAGCCAGTTATGGGTTGGACTGATTTCCTCCCCTATACAACCCCCGTGAAGGGGCTGTAAGGAAAGACAATCTAGTCGAGTGTCAAGTAACAAGGAGTTACCTGAGTGTCGATAGAGGTCTTACAGAACGCACCAATCTGGAAGAGAGTTGCTGCCATAACCTTAGCTGCGCCTGCCGCTGCTGAAGGTACTGCTGCACCTACTGTTCCTACAGTGATAGCGCCGTCTGCTTTGACTCCGGTGATTCCACGTGAGCAGATCCAACCGAATGAGCCAGCTGCAATAGGGTATACCGCTGCGCCTACTGGAGTACCTGTGAGGGTAGTAATAGGAGCTTGGATAACGCCGTTGTAGTTGTTAGCTACGAGAGAAACAGTAACTGTACCAGTAATGGTAGTAACTACTGCATCCTCGAGAGTAACAACGAGAGTTGCTGCTGAAGATGCTGCTGGGTGGCTCTTAATTTTAAGAGTCTGTCCAACACCAAGAGTACCCTTTTCTACAACGAGGTAGCCACCTGCGTACTGGTTAGCTGTAGCTGCCGTAGCGCCAAGCGTAACAGTGATAGAAGTGTCTCCTGCTGAAGGAAGAGCTGTTGGTGTTAGGTTAACGTGGTTAGCCACAATTGCTGGGCTTTGGATCACGTCGCCCGGTACAAGTGCTACTGCGCCTACTTTAACGTAACGAAATGTACGTCCGTCTGTAGAGAAAGCCTTTTCACCAAGGTTGTGCTGTTGCACTGTGCTAGGCGTGAAGAGGTCTTGCGCTGCCACCTGTACTGAAGGTCCTAGTTGAGTTGCCATAATTTGAGTTTAATTAGTTAGTAATTAAGCGGAAACTGCCTTTATCACCGCAAAATTGATGATAATAGCACCTGTTTCTGCTGTACCTGCTGCTACGTTGTTGTTCATAACAGAGATAGTAAATGAGCCTGCTGCTACTGCTGTAACTACGACGTCTGTCATAGCTCCAACTGCACCAGAACGCTGAGAGATTACCACAACGTCTCCAATTGCTACCTCAGAGTTTGTGACTACAAAGGCTGCTGCTGCTTCCGCCGCAAGAGAGGTGTTGTTAGTGGTAATTGTCCCTGAAAGAGCGTTGATAGTTACTCCCGTTGTACGGTTAGTTGCCTGTGTAACAGACGCACCACCACGAGAATAGCCTATTTTTGCACCTCCTGAGACTGCTGGATCGTAGTTTACTAGGTCGATAGCCATAAAAGTATTATGTTAGGGCTATTAAACTCCAGTAATACCAGTCAATTTTGCGTGACGCTTAGGGTTAGCGGAGATAAGTTCTCCTCCGAGATACACGTGTCCTACAATAGACGCTGAGTTAGTAGGTACTACCCAGTCACTCCAAGAGAATCCGAGGCCTTCTACGTTTGAGTAGTCGTTACCTTCGATGTCCTGAGAGCGGTACTTGATAGGACTTGTTCGTGCCATAGGCAGAGCGTACCAATCAAGGAAGTCTTCGTTTACGAAGTAAAGCACTCCTGAAGTTGCTTTCTCATCCGCTAGGATAGGGAAGCCCTTGTAGAAGAGTCCTGTAAAGCCAGTTCCTCCTACCATTCCAGTACCTGCCTTACCCATATTTCCAGACATCTTCATCATTGATACATCCTTAGCGATACGCTCCTGTGGTTGTAGAAGTTGTTCGTAAAGGGAGAAGATAGTCTCTGAGCAGAGTCCTAGAGTTGGCTTCTGTGAGCCTGAAGTCGCTGCATTGTAGAGCGTTGACATCTTAGCTAGAGAGAGCGTTCCAGAGGAAGCTGTAACAGTTGAGCGAAGGGTTGAGTAGGTTGTTCGAGACAATGAGCCGTATGTAGCTGCGTTTGTTCCGTCGTCTACGATAGCCTCAAGTCCGAGGAAGTCCTTACCGCTGTTACCAGTACCAGCTCCGTAGAAGAGAGTACCGATATCGTCTGCCATATCCTGTGCAGTTGAAGCAAGCTCCAATTTTGCAAGGTCAATGACACGTTCTTCAGTTGCGTTCGCTGATAGTTCATCAAGCGGAAGCGCTACTGACATTTGATAAAACTTTGGTACGAATTCCAAGTTGACACGGTTGTCTGTCGCTGAAGTTGAGAATGTATCAAATCCAGAGAAAGATGTACCAGTGCTGTTCTTAGCGTACTTAACAGGGAACTTCATTCGTTCACCATTGAACTTTGCTGCTTTTGAGAGTACACGAGTAGCAAGGACGTTACTGTTGAGGATAGTATCTACTACCTTTGGCATCAGTTTATCCTGTGTTGTCGTTGTGACTCTTGTGCCTAGTGCTGCCATATTTTAATAATTTAGTGGATAACTTGTTAATGCTATAGTGCGTTCCACGACTTACCACGAAGGTCTGACGGGGTCATATAGTCTTTTTTAACGGGGTCACTTGCCTTTGACGGCTTGTTTACAGTATCAGCGAGCTCTTTTCGTGCCTCGTTAGACTGAGTTCCTTTGGATTCAAGTGCTTCATATATTCGATAGCCAGCTTGGAAGTCGAAATTGTTGTTCTCGTCAGTAGGCCGGAACTCAAGCATTGTCTTGATGAGTTTGTTCTTATCGAACCTTTTACCGTCTGCCTCGAGCTTTCCAATCTCTTCGTCTACCCACTTCTGCCATTTGTCGGCTTCTTGAGTTTGACGTGTTCGTTGCTCTTCTTGATCCCGTATGATCTCATTCTTTATTTCTTGGCGTTGTCGAGCGTCGTGTTCCTGATACTTTGCCCACGCTGTAGCGTTTTCACCATAGAGTTCGATAAACCAATCAGGGATTGATGTGTCTGTCTCTTTGGATTGTGTACGCTCTTGAAGTTCAGCTATGATTCTAGCATCTTCTTCTCGTTGCTCTCGCAGTTCGTTTAGTTCTGCTTCACGCTGTTTCCAGCGAGGATGTTCGTGAAAAGGTACTTCTTTACTAGGAGTATTGTCTGCATCAGCCTCTGCTTCAGCGTCGTCGCCCTCCTCAGGCTCTACCTCATCTTGATCGTTTACGGCTGGCGATTCCGTTGGAGTCTCCTCCATTATCTTTTCGAAGGCTTCTCGTCCCTCTACTGCGATGTCCGCCAATGGGTCTGTTGATGTCATTGTTTTGGGTTAGCAGGTTATCTTTAACGTCTCAACTCAGAAAAGACGAAGCACTATTTCTGTCTTGCCCAAAAGGCACTGTCTTTGTAGTAGTTCTTGTTGTCCTTGCGGTTCTTAAAGTTCTTCTGTGCCATAACGTGTTGATACTTCATATCTCCTACTGCACGTCGTAGGCCGTGATATGCCCTCTCAGGAGCCGATATGACGTCTGAAGTGACGTCTATAGCTCTACGCTTTAGCTCTTTTAATACGTCTGGCTTGTTATTCTTCATCGGGAAGTTGCTCTTTACCGACTTGATGTCTGTGATTGATATCCCGTCAGCTCTCTTAGCAGGAGACTTTGACTTCATCTTGTCATTAGCCCTACCTGCGAATCCCTGCATATATACACTTCGATTAGTTTTCATCATATTATTTTTTAATATTATTAGGTTGTGGCTTCATATTAGCTGCGTGTGTGACGCTTGCTGTACTTAAAGCGTGTTCTTCTACCTTCCGGCGCACGTTGTTTAGTCTTATTTGTTCCGGATCAAGCTGTATACCAGCCTTAGCTGCTACCTGTGCTTGTCCTTCTGGTGGCAATTCATCGTACTTGATACTTAACTTAGGAGGTTCTTCTGGTGGTGGCTGTTGTGCTTGTGCGAGTTCCGGGAATAGCTGTATAGGGTCTGATAGCCATAGGTAGAGGTTCTTAGCGCTCTCCTTAGGGTCTGGAAATTCCAGTCTATCGAAGAATGTAATAGGGTCGATAGCCTTCTGCGCCCATAGTTCCATAGCTTCAAGGCGTTGAGACTGTGGGTCTTTAGGTATCATTGAGCCTTCTTTGACTCCAATGAGTAGTTTAGAGGTGAAGTCAGCGCTTGATAGCTGAATATACTCCTGTGCCTGTGCCTTTCCTAGCACCATAGCGTAGTGCGGTTCGTCGTAGTAGACGTACATTAGCTGTACAAACCAGTTTAGGACACAGTCTGAGAATTCTTCAAGCGAATTAGCAATACCTCCACCAATTCTGTCAGTGTCTTGTCCCTTGATCTGCATCTTGCCACGCACTGTCTTGTCCTGAATAGTACCCTGTGCGGTTGAGCCACGTACTCCGAAGATGTTGCGTAGCTCGTTGCGGTAGTCTACAAGCGATTCATATACAAATGACGGTAGCTGCTCGCCCTGTAGGTTGACGACTGCGTTAGTCACGGGACCGGTTGGCACCCATATAACACCTCCGTCACGTTTAGCTTTAGCTGCGGATCGAGCCTGTTCTTCTGTGAATGAGTCACCTGAGACGGCCAATCCTCCATTAGCGTGGTCTGCGTTCTTGTCCATTTGCTTCAAACGCTTGTTTATACTGTCCTGAAGCGGTAGATTCTGCTGGATAAGGTTAGTATCGTCGTGAGGACGCTTGCCAAGGTTAAAGTAATTGAGGAAGATGTACGGCTTCTTACGATACTCGAAGTGATTATTACCCTGTACCTTAGTCGGCTGTCCCATTTGTCCGAATTCATTCATTTGTCCCGGCTGTTCTGACTCGTAGTTCCAGTGGGGGTTCTTACTCTTAGCCAATACTTGATCTGCGTGTGTCCAGAATACGTAGTCATCTGTTGTCCACATAATATACTCAACAGTTGTCCCCATTTTACCCTTGACTTTGTCTGTTATGTACTCCTTTTTACTAGGAAAACGCAGTACGAGATCGGATGCCATATCTTCAAGTCTCTCTCCAATGTAATATCCTGTGTAGTCACAGTCTTCAACGGTAGCTGTAGGGTCTAGGATGAGCTTCTGAGGGCGTATTGCACGGCAGGTTATGTTGTTTTCCTTCATACTCCAGCCCACTTTCATCACACCGAGCATATAAAGCGCCCAATAACGGGTTACTTGCTTGAGTCTGAGGTTGTATGCCAGCGTGTCCATTAGGTAGGAGAGCATTCGTTGTACCTTGCCAGCTAGTTCGATGCCTTCCTGAGTGTTGTCACTCTCTACCATAGGCTCTACCTTAGCTCTCGTAGCAATAGGTAGGAATGTCTCGAGTGATTCAAATATGAGGTTGTCGATAAGAGGTCGCTTCTCCTTAGTCACTGAAAACTGCTTACCTAGCCAGTAGTTTTCGTTATCAAGCTGTTGTTCTGAAATCTCTTTATTGTAAGGCTCCCAGCTTTTTTGCCAGTCACGAGATAATTCTATAAGTTCTTCATCGGACATTGACAATTCTAGCTCCGGCAAAAGTTCGAAAACACTTTCACTATCCCCTTCAGGGGCTTTGTTTATATCTGCCGATAGGCTATAATATCCGTCCGTTAGTTGTGATGCCATTGTGTAGTGTAAATAAAAAAGACGCACCCAAAATAAGGTGCGCCCTTCTGTTTTTTAGATTAGGCGATACTAACTCCTATAGTATACAACGATATCCAGAAAAGCAACATTACACACTGTGGACAACGCTATTGTGTTTTCGTTTGTATAATGTTTTATCAACCTTTATGTCAGTGAGTACACCGTCTTCATTAAAGTTTAAGATGATCTTGCCGTTCTTAGTCTGGAATACACCAGCATCATTTAACACACGAAGCATATCCTGTACCCTTCGAAACTCCCGGAATAGTTCTGCATCAATCTCTGTGAGTTCAACGTTTATCATACATTCCTCCAGTCATCTTCCTGCACTTGTTCATAAATAGGTTGTGCCTTGAAAGGCAAGGTATCATCCATAAGTATCGTGGGAGCGCTCGGAAACATAGTCCTCTCCCCGTCAAATATCTTTCCGCCGTCATTCTTGAACTTATCCATTCCTACTCTCCAGTATAGGGTAGCGTGTGCGAAGTGATCCATACCGTTAGATGTCTCCCAGACGCTCTGTGGGACGCCTAGCGCATCGACAGTAGTCACCTTGTACATAGTGTCCCAATGGCTCGCATACTCGCTCCAGTCGTCTTGTGTGCCTTGCAGGGGTATCTTCTTAGAGGCGAAGTCGTCGATAACCATTTGCATTGTCCTATTTCGATCAACCAATACGTTACCAGCTTCGTCATTCTGTCCCCAACGGATGAGCTGATATGACTTCCTGTCCCTTGCGTAATGGCATAAGAATACTCTTCCGGGGTACTTCTCACGTAGTCTACGAGGCTCTGTAAGGTCTGGTAAGGCGTCTATGACAGCTATGCTGCGCTCATACTTGCGTAGTAGAGAGTCTATCTCCCCCCAATCGTGTGCTATACCAGCGTAGAATAGTCCATTCTTGTTGCCTAAGACGTAGTGCTTCTTGAGTCCTGAGTCGCATCCTATGACTACTCGCTCTTGTTTGTTGACAGTAGGAGTACAGTTTCTGAAGATAATGTCTGGTGTAACTTGATTACCTTCACCTACATACGGCAATCCTAGTACGAAGTTAGCGAAGTATTCTGCGCTTTTAGTCTCGTGATACTTGATTATCTCATCGGCTGTTATCCAAGGAGCCATTAACAGGCTGATCCAGTAGCCTGAATACTCTCTATCCTTGTACTTCTTTACCCAGCGCCCTACTCTCCTCTCCTCCCGAGTAAGAACTTTATGACAGGACTTGCAGATAAATTGACGTGTCTCCATATCAATGTTCTCCGGCCAAGAAAGGAATTGCTCGTGTAGACAGCCCTGACATTTGATAAACCAGTGTTTCTGGTCACTACGACCCCAGTACCGGGAAACACCATTACCTTCAACTGACGGGTTGCTGAAGTGCCATTCGCCTTTGTATTTGGAGTGCTGGAGGCGTGACGCATACTGCTGGATGACTTCTTGCTTTGAGCGGTCTTCTTCGTCGTAGATGTTGAGGTCTGACGAGACACCGAGCGCCGACTTTTCTGTCCACGTACCTCTGTAGTAGATCGTGTTGTCGCCGATTTGCTTTTGTTCGATTGAGTCTTTGTCTTTGACATAGTCTAGTAGAATAGGGTTATTTGATATAAGTCTGTTAATTTTGCCACCGATAATTTCACGCACGTCTGTCACCGTAGGCATTGTGTAAATAATATCCAGCCCTTTCATCTTTGCAAGCCAAATACTCTTCAATAGCGCCATTGTAGTGAAGCCGATCTGCGCTGCCTTGTAGCATACGAGTTTAGGGCTATTATCCTCGTATATGTCGAGTAGGAATAAGTGGTCTCTGAAGTCTATGAGTTCACCTTTCTCGTTTTTTATACGGTTCTCTTGTAGCCAAGCACAAATGGAGATATCCGATAGGTTCATTGTGAGAATGTCTCTTTAAGTCTCCGCACATACTCTTGCCGTAGCGCCTCTAGCTGTTCTTCAGTATCACTCTTAGGGGTTAGGTCTACACTAGCTGTGAGCCTCTTCTCAGGCGCATATGCACCAGTTACTTTGAATACCTGTTCTGCTGCTTTAAGTCTATGCCCGTCATCTGCATCAGGGTTCAATAGTATCTCTGCCACTACGCTCTTTGCATTCTCTTCAGTAAAGCCTGCTTCTGCTAGAGCTGCTTGTACTCCCGGCGTATTTATCACTACGCTAGGCTTGATTACCATACTTTTGCTATAACTACTTTTTTCTACCATTTGACCAGCATTCAATGGATTGTCAAGTTTGCTATTCTCTATGATGAGTTTAGCTAGTTTGCGTTGTTTTACTGTTGGCATAATATCGTTCAAATATCTTCTTTGTAGCCCCTGTAGGCTGCGCTGTGTCCCTTGCGTGTTCCTTCAAATAGGTTGCATTGTCTATCCTTCCGTTCTTATCTGCTTTTGTGACAAGGCGCTTCTTGCACTCTATACACACCTCTACTACGGCCTGAGGACTACTTCCGACTATCTTGTAGTTATGCAGGTGTTCCGCCATATAGTGCTAGTATATCGTCTGACTTGATGAAGTTATATTCCTTTCCTTCCAGCTCAATAGTATCTGCTGAATAGGCTTTGAATAGAATCTTCACTCCTTTCTCTAGTAGGATATCTACGTCATATCCTACAGCTACTACCGTTCCTACTTCCATTTTCTTATCCTCCATTCCGGGGATAATAATGCCTGAAGCTGTCTTTTCAGGAGCTTTCTCTATGTCTATGAGGATATTATTCGCTAGGGGTTGTATTTTCATCTTGTGGATCTAAGTCTATAAAGTTTATCACTGGTCCGTCTGACGTTATTTGAGCCTTCAGACGTATCTTTGTCTCCTCTTCTGCTTCCTTTAGGAGCTGTTTGAGGCGCTGCACACGCTCTGGTACTGTCTTTTTCACACCTATTACCGGTATTTCGTTAGTCATTTTTCTTAAATGAGGCTATTAAATCTTGTAACTCTTCACTCTCTGGCTCGAGTATCTTGCCTTTTTCACGTGAAACTGAGACTGCTTGGTTCAATGTCCTAGCTATAGGAGTCTTGAAATGTAGCGCAAACGCTATAATGCCTAGTACATTTACTATTCCTACAATTACACCTGCTAGGAAAGCGAATTCCATACTAGGTATTTATATCATCCAGCGGATCGTATTCCTCTTCAGGTGGTAGTTCGATAGATAGTGGTTCTAGCTCTTCCTCAGGTAGTGCTTCTTCAAGTGGTGCTTCTGGTAGTAGTTCGTCTTCCATATTTTATGGTTAGTGCTAATACTTAAATTATACCTTGCGGTAGTACATAGGTAAAGTGGGTTATTAACACAAAACCGCTCGGAGGCGGTCTGTGTACACGTTTACAAGGAGTGAGCCATATACCAACATCCGCTGGTTTATTTTCATCTACTTGTCCTTGTACCTCTCATTATACAACGGATAGAGCAAATCTTCAAAGGAAAACTGTAAGAATGGTCAATCTTTTATGAATAAGCTCCAATAGTTAGACCTAAATCTAATCCCATCAGCGTTTAGAAAACCGTAGTCCTGTAGATTTTCTAGTATATTTTCTATATCTTCAGGTGATATATGACTATTGCTCGCAGACAGGTGAATGCATAGTTTTTGGCTTTCTATATCAAGCGTTGGTAGGTTTATCTTTTCTCCATTTTTCATTCTTTTATAGAGAGTAGGGCGTGATATACCTAGCTGCTTTGCGACTTCTGTTTTGGATAGTTTCTTCATACCATCTTCACAGATAAGAGCACAATCAGCACTATATTTATTACTACAATCGTAAAGATAAACAACTTTACACCAATTATGAAGTCTTCTTCGAGTTTTGCTTGTCGTTTTTCTTCGTAGTATATTCGTCCTTCTTCAGATAGTGGCATAAAGTATTAGTTAATTAGTTTTTCCCAGTCAGATATGACCTCTTCTAGGGAGTGTTTGTAGTCGGAGAGTGCTTGGTTCACTTCCAGCTGGACTTGTGCAGTGTAAAGTCCACCAATACCAATATGACTTTCTTTTATTTTCATACCCTCCACCACAGTCTTCTGCTCCTGTAGTACGGAGAGTATGGTCTGAATGAGGTGGTGTTTAATTTTAGGGTCTAATTGTTTTACAATCTTTGGTCTCACTTGCACGATTTCAGTGAACTGCTCATCAAACTCTGACAGGCGGTCTTGTGGTGTCTTAGTTTTCATAGTGTGCTTTTCGGTGGTGGTCATTGCATAACCATATTATAGTAAGCCAATTCTTCTTTTCGTACCCTGCGTAGTGATGTGCGTGAACCTTAAAGTCTCCGCAGTCGGCACAGGGTTTCTTTTTTATTATACCCCTTTTTAGAGCTTGACTGACTGCAGCTCGTGCGTTTATATGGTCTTTATTTTTCTCTGTATATCTCTTTATAGATTCTCTTCTATTTTCGTATGTATTCTTGCCGTCTCTACGATAAAAACCAGTTTTCTTTTTGTGTTCAGTATTGTACTTATTATCACAAGGTTTACAGCGACCTCCCTTTCCGTATTTTTGGGCTTTCTCGTTGCGAAAGTCATCTAGTGGCTTTAGTTCTTTACAAGTAGAACATTTTTTCTTCATATCTATTTAGTTAAGCTTCTCTCTCCTGTGAGGGCTAATTTTTTCAATCGTGCAATCTCTGCATATACCTCCGCTTCGCCGCTCCAGTCTTTGAGTAGGAAGCTGTCAAATATGTCTGATATCCTCTCTCGTTCCCCCTCCACTGCCTCTGCTGTGGCACGGGTGAGGAGGGAGCGCAAATATTGTCCGTCATTATCATCAGAGTCCAATAGGTGAGGAACACATTCTGGCTTGCACCACCTTTTTATAAACAAATTCACTTCTTCCTCCCACTCGTTTGTTTTTGGTGTCATACTATTGTTCATTAAGTGTCTCGTAGGATAGGGTCATAGGTCAATGTCGCTTTCTACTTCATTTCCCCACTGTTCTGCCATTGCGTCTGCTATTCCTTGAAAGGTTTTACTCCTCGCAATTGAGCGTTCTTTTGGTGGAAGTCGGAAAGCATCCGAGTACCACTTTGGCATTGACTTACCGCTCGCGAAAGTTACTTGCTCTCCTTTGTCCACGATTTTTGTCGGTATCAGTTTCGGCAGTCCTTTGAGCCACAAGCAGGTTTTTTTACTGAATGGTTCGCCATACTCGTAGGGTTGGATTATCTGGTCGGGCTTTCTCCAAATGGAACTCATTATTCCTACGGGGTTTTCTATTGCTATTTTACCGCACTTTGCGTTTGCAAACTTCATAAAGAAATCTATACCCTCCTGCTGCCGCCCGTCTGCCCGCTTCTTTGCGAAGTGAGCCGCCCCACTTACCGCCAAATGCGTACACGGCGGGAAGGCAATAATCATATCCCATTCCTGTTCAAGAGGTTCCGACACATCTTGCTCTAAGTGCCATTCAGGGTGTCCACCACTACACGGCAAAATATCACAAGAGTACGCTTCGTGTCCTAATGCACGAAACGCTTTGCAGACAGTCTGACTTTCTTCGCAGGCGATAAGTATCTTCATACCTTCTTACTTACCTTCTTCGGCTTCAAGAAGGAGATGATAACAGGTATACACTCATAAGTCTCGTGAAGACGTTTTCGGGGTGTTTTATTGGGAGCAATCATATACTCACATTCGCCAGTGAAGTAACGCCCGAGTGTCCCCGTTTCGGTATCAAGGATTGCCCACGCTTTCACACTCTTTTGTACTGATACTGTGTTTTTCATAGTGTTATTTTATTAGTGAATAGATAATAACCAAAATAGGAGCGAAAATCAGTACCGCTCCAACCCAACCGTCTGTGAATAGCCAATACAAGAACGGCTTAGTATAATCACACGCTGAACAGATTATTTTATAGCTATCACTAGTACCGCACTTTGGACATTTTTTCATATTATGATTTGTTACCGTGAAAGCACTTGTATAATTCCCCTGTGATATACCCCACAAGGTACGCACGAGACTCGTAGCCTGTGAGTCCTCTGTCCTCAATGATGAAGTCCGCTACGTGCATAGCCTCGTGAGCAAGGGTTTGCACACGGGCGTGTTTGATGTGAATAGTATACTCTCCACCAAACGCTCTACCTGCTACCTCCATATCTGGTACATACACTACGTTGATGTGTGTGTTGTATATATCCAGTGGTATAGAGCTACAGTTTGGCAGAGGGTTCACACTAAGCGCACTGATTCGTCCTAGTTCTTTGTCGCCGTGTCCTATCCAGTACCCTGCGAATACGGATATGAGAGCTATAGTGAGTAGTAGTGTTGTTCTCATACAATCTCCTCCTTAAGTTTCTCTATTAACTTCTCCATACGCATTCGATAGTACGTCTCAAAGTCCTTCTTCTCAGGGTATTTAGACTCGAAGATCCGGTAGAGTACAGCCCGTATTCGCTTGCTTGGAGTCTTCGACTTGTCTTCTACCCCTTCTGTGGGTATTTCTACGTCCTGTACAGGGTTCTCTGAGAATACTAGGTAGCCAAACGCTCCGTTTAGATTCTGCAGCTCGGACACTACGTCAGAGTCTACCTCCTGTGTAGCGAAGCGCAGTCCTAGAGAGTTGTCTGCTCTTGATGAATATCCGGATAGGTATGCTGGTAGTTTTATCATATAGAAGAAGTTCCTTCTTTATCTATACTTTTATAAACGTCGTCTAGGTAACCAACAACTCTCGCTAGAAAGTCATTGTAGAACTTTTTTGGTTCTGCTAGGTGGGAAGCGAAAGTTTTTACACCCACAAACCCTTCCACAATAAGTTCTTCAGCGACGTCTATTTCCTGTCCAACATACATATCTCTTTTGAGATAGATAGTTATATTCTCTCCGTCATAAAGTAGCTTCTTCATATTTTTACCATTATTTTTCTAATAGGGTCTCGAACGTATTCAGGCTTGCGTGGTGGCATATACCCTAGGTGTTTCTTCCAGATGTCCTCATTTATCCGGCGTTGTTTTGCTATTACCGGATCGGTTGGTAGATACATAGGTTGTGTTTTGCTGTTCTGAAACTTAGCACGGATTCTCTTAATGTTGTCTTCTCGAGGTAGGTCGTACAAGTCTAAGATATACACGCCTTCCTTGCCTTGTGCATTTGTCCGTATTCTCTGGCCGTAGTAGCGTCTCCATATCTCTATCATCAGAGTTATATCGCTGTTACGGCTCTCTGGATTCTCAGCTAGGATTGTCTCTACTTGGTGTTTTAGTGTGTTGATTTTCATACTAGAATGGGATATCCTCAGCGTTAATTTCCTCTTCTGGGTACTCTACCGGATCGGCGGTTATCTTACTCTTCTGCACAGTGTGTTCAGTCAGTGCTTCCGGCTTCTTCCACACGTTTAGCGATAGGTAGTCCTTTCCGCTTTTACCTGTCTTGATGTCAAGATTCACATATCCTCTGTCGTTCTTGTGCTTCTGTAGGAACTCAATGAACGTGTCTACGTTAAATGACAATCTACCTACAATGAACTCAGGCATCTTATCAGTCCGTCTCTCATAGTGCGCCCCATCTGCAAATATAATATCGCTCATACTTCTATGCTTATTTCACTAGTAAATTCTAACCTCCCTTCAGCACGTCTCCCTAGTCTAGCGTTGCACACATCACAGAAATTTCCTTGTTGGAGGTATCTCTTGACGTCTATCTTCAATACCTTGTCGCAGCACACACACTCTGGTTTGATAAACTTTCTCCATAAGCCAAATTCATTCATAATTTCATCCTGTTTATGTAACTTTTGATTTATATCGAAGGCTTCCATAGTTAGAATGTTAGGTCTGCTACTATCTGATTTATCTCCTTCAAGACATCTTCTTGGTACGCAAGGTACTTTTCACACTCCTCTTGTACCTCTGCTCTGTCAATCTCTATCACGAAATAGTCTTTTACCATAAGTCGTGGGTCGTAGAATACAAAGTACAAGGTCTGAAGTTTCGGATTCACGATGAAGTACTGAAGCTTCTGGAAGTGATATTCACTTGGCACCTCATTTGTTAGGAGTGCTTCGATGTGTCTTGCACTGCTGAGACACTTTACCTCTACAGCTTGCGTCTCTCCTATGAACCCGTCTGGAGATATGGCGATGTTTTCATTATCTTGACATATCCATAACACCAGTGAACTGTCTACTGTCTTCTTGGTTTCAATTTCAAACCTTTCAATTGCTTCCTTTTCAAGTTCCTCTCCACGCTCCATAGGGTCTTGACCGTCTGAAGGTAAAGCAAGTCTCTCTGCGATAAGTTCATAATAGCCTATCTTCTTACCCGTTCCTCTCTGAGTGACGATATCCTTTAGTCGTGAGCCGGTTATGCGTCGTATACGAGCCTTTAGCCACTCATCCTTGCTGTCGAATCTAATTGTCTTCATAAATTCGTGTTACGTTTACCTCCTCATTTGTTAACTGGTCTGCGTACTGGTCTGCATACTTGATTACTTCCTCCGTATCAAGTCCTGCGAGCCAGCGATCTAGGTCATCTTCAATTTGTTCCTTGTGTCCGGTGTACTGCTCGAAGTGCTTGTATTCTAGGAATTCTGAGAATGTTCGGTATATCATACAGTTGTAAATTTAGCTTTTAATTCTGTCTTGAGTCCTTCAAGTTCTTTCTTCAGTTCTACTGGCATATCAACCCACACTGACTGTAGTTCTTTTACGTTCTTTGTGTCAGATAGTTTTTCAGTCCAGAGCATAATTGACTCAACTTTCTTTTCTTCCTGATAGTTTAGGAATTCTTCCATTTCTTCTGATGAAGCAATCTCTCCGTCCGCTGAGTATCCTAGTAGGGCAAGCGCACGTCCTACAGCTATAGTTTCTAGTTTCTCGAAAGACTTAGAGCCACTGTTCTCTCCTAGTGCGTGTCCCGTTGCTTCTGCTGAACTAGGGTCTGACTTATCTTTAAGTATTCTTGCTTTGAATAATACTGTAGTTCCCGTAATGGTTGGAGTTGGTTCAATAAGTCCGTTAGGATTGTCCCTGCGGAATTCTTTGATGCGCTCGGTTACTTTAGAGTAGTCGTTACCCTTCAAGTCCATTGTTTTTGTTTTTCTCATAAGCCTACAGCAGGTAAAATCACAAGGTGAATAAATACTGCTGATACTACTAGAGTTACGACAAGTCCGAGCATAAGTCCTTGAAAGAATTTCTGTTTAGGAATATCCTCTTCGTGTCTTCGGTTAAGTTCGTCTTCAATGTCCTGTATTACTTTTCGTTGTACATCCCTTCGTAGTGGGTCATTCTTTGATATTGGAGAAAAGCTAGTGGTAGACTTGAACTCCTTATCGAAGAAATCAAATGTTTGTTTAGTTATGTCCATAATGTTGCGGTTATCGGTCTTGATAAGCTCACCTCTTTATACTACCGCAAGCAACATAACTAGTCAATAATTTTACCTGTGGATAGCTTTTTAGGCTTGTGATTAAGCCATCTTTTCTTGTTTGCTATCATCGCTATCTCTCTACGTCTGGCCGGTGTTAATGATAAGTGTCGCTTTCGTGCGAGTTCTTGTGCTGCTTTGTTTTTCTTCATTATACACACTCTATACTTTACTATCGCAAGTAGCAAGTGTAGTCTGGGGATATGAAGTCAATGCAAGAAATTATCGACCTATTCGGTAACACTCGTATACAAACCGACAAGGGGATTATGAGTGAACGTGCTGCTCTTATAAAATACTTCTGTGAAAAAGTTAATAAATCTCCTAAACAGATCGGCGTCAGGCTTTCCCACTTTACTGTAGATTATTTGTACGTCATCCAGAGTGGGTACAAGGACAGGGAGAATAGACAGAGTAAAGAAACTGCTGACAAGTGGTTCTGGTGGATATCAAAAACTACTGAAATGTAAAGCCCACCATCTCCTTTGACGTATGAGGGAGTACCTCGGAGTTAAATAGGTGGGCTTAGGTGTTCCTATCAAGTAGGTAGTTTCAAAGGGAGTTTTAACACCTACAGTGACCCCTTCTAGTCCCGTTACGTCGAGGGACACGTGCTTTTATTGTAGCACTTTTATTTTCGCACTTATCCACAGCTTACACTTTGTGTATTATCTTAGCGTGATAGACTACATAAGTGCGTGACTGAGGGACAGTTGCGAGCAGAAAAAACTCAATCGTCCCTCGGTTGGGTTTTTTTTGTTTTGTCCCGGGGGTATAAGAGTGGGGACGGTAAAAACACTCTTCCAGCGTATGCTCCACAAGCAGTAAAACAGTGGCTAGTCCGACGGGAAAGTTCCATTTGTGGAGTTGCGTTCTTCTCTCTAACTTTAATAGTTGGGGAGGGGGCGCAACTCTATTCCTATGGGAAAGTTTAATTTATGAAAGAAATACTACAAAAAATACTAGACATAAAAGGAGATTACTCAAACATAGAAGCGAAAGAGTTTGAGAAGTTTATTTGTTCTTTTTTAGAAAAACACGGAAAGGTTTCTAGACAAGTTAAAGTGCCAGACAGAGGAGACGGAAGATCAGGCCGTATAGATATCGTTTTCGAGTATAGAGACGAATTAATTCCTATAGAAATAGATCGAAAGACTCCAAGAATAAAATCAGTTTATAAAGTGCGAAGTTTTAATAGTACCAATGCCTTTATACTTGTACGTTCTCCTTTTGATATACTTCAAGTATGACTCTTAAAAGAAACACAGGATTGAAAATCTGGAGCTTAAAGAAAGCAGATGAGAAGATAAGTATTTTCATAAGAAAGAGAGACGGCAAATGTATGTTTCCGGGATGTGAAAAAACAGAAAACCTACACTGCTCTCATTATTTCAGTAGAGCTTCAAACAATACACGTTTTTATCCAGACAACCTTATAGCGTTATGTTGGAAGCATCATTATGGAGATAAATACATAGGCTGGGAATACGCGAAGCAACGCAAAGAAGAGCACGGTAGGGACGGACAGTATACTATTTTTATGAAGAAATGGCTCGGAAAGGAACGCTGGGATGAACTTATCCTCAGATCAAAAACTTCAAAAAAGCGTAGCAATGCTATAATCGAATTAATGATGTTAGTACAATAATATGAATATAATACAAAAACCTTCTCCAAACTTTAGTTACCGTGGCTCATACAAGCCTGAGATGATAGTCGTACACTGTACTGACGGATCATATCCCGGCGACCTCAACTATTTATGTAACCCAGATCCGGGAGGAGCAGTAGGGGCAGTATCATCACATTTTTATGTAGCACCAGACGGCCAAGTATATCAGTTAGTCGATATGGCAAACGTAGCGTGGTGTAATGGACGGGTAGACAAGCCCACCGCAAAGCTCAAAAAAGACCTGCTAGGCAAGTATGTAAATCCAAACCTCTACACTGTCTCAATTGAGACATCTCTACGTGCCACAGAGGAATTAAGGCCTGCTCAGGAGGCTTCACTGAAGGAGCTCATCCGATATATAGCCACAACATACAACATCCCATTGAATAGAGATAAAGTCATAGGCCACAGGGAGATATACAGCCTCAAAACCTGTCCGGGCAAGATAAACATCGAGTCCCTATTAGGACAAGAGCAAGATAAAGAAAAAATAAAACAACAAATAATTGACTTAGTAAATAAACTGTAGGTATGTCAGCGCCTGTTGAAAATCCTTCATACGTTCCTCATATATGGAAGCGAGAATGGCAACGAACATACAGAGCAAAAAACAAAGATAAGGTCCGAGAGCAAGGTAGACTGAACGCTATAAACTGGAGAAAAAACAATCCAGAGAAAATAAAAGAGATCAAGAAGCGTGACTACGAAAAAAACAAAGATAGGTATAAAGAGAAAAGTACCCGTTGGCGTTTAGAAAACAGAGACAAGTACAATGAATATATGCGTATGATGTACCGACGTAGACAAGCGCTCAAAAACAGGCCAAAGTGTCCTTCCTGTGAGTCAATTATAAAAGACGGAGAATCTTGTGAGTGGTGTCAACGTATATCTGTGCGTTTATAAACACCTCCTCTCATCCATTTGCCACAGTTCTTACACCTGTATCGGTAGTAAAGGGTAGTTCCTGTCATACCCATATCTTTATTTGAGTACGCAAGCTTGCCTTTTTTAGTCAGTATGCCTGATCCGCAATTCCTACAACACGGCGGACGGTCACCGTCCAAGTTCCAGTTAGGATGATTTTTAACCCACCCGACAATACGCTGGTAGTATTTCTTTAAGAGAATGACATCCTTTTTACAGTATCGCTCCATTTGCTCCCACGCTTCCTTGTCATACTTGTCAGCCATACAGCGAGTCCATAGGTCTATACCGTCGTTCTTTAACTTACGCTCTCCAAACGTCATACGTGCCAGCTCGTCTAGCTTGTTACTTATAAACCCAAACTGTTTACTCTCTGTCTTAGTGTCTACGAGCGCATACGGCTTAGGAGGAGGAAGTCCGTGAATGAATAGGCGTCCATTTATCTTTTTTGTATCAAACGCCCTGCCGTTGTGTGCTACTACTACGTCACACTCTCCGAGGAGTTCAAGGATAAACTTCATCAACTCCTTGTCGTTTCGAGGGTCTCTCTTGTACAAGGGAAAGTCTGGAAGTCCTTTCCAGTGAACTGCCGAGAGGTGATCCCACGAGTAGCCTATTCCGAGGATATACGAGTCCTGAAGTACCGCTGCGACATCCGTCTCCCACATACCCCACACCGCACCAATTGTATAGCTGGTTTCTAGATCGAGGTGTAATACCTTCATAATTAAAATAACGCCCTTATAAGGCGCTCCATTTGTTTTACATATTCAAGATTAGTTCTGCAATGAAATCTTCTTGTGTCTTTTCCTTTCGGATTCTTCTCCACTGACCAATCTAAATGAGTATCAAGCGATGCCCATACGTCCCGGATCTGACGTACTAGTATTTTACGAGTCTCCTGTGGAGAGCGTCGCTTCATTTATTTATTATTACACAGTATTACAGAATTCAAGCTGTGGATAACTACAAACCGCCCTTCCGGGCGGCTTTGTGACTGACTCCTCATCTCTCTCGAGATCGTGCTGAACCAATTCTTTTAGGTTACGTGTAGATTTAAGGTTGGAGGTGACCGATTGAGCGCATTTCCTGAAATAGTATCTACAACAGAACAGCACATTATCACTATACACGATTATAATAATGTCAAATAGTGCTTACTTGTGGATAACTACAAAGGACACGTAGTCCACATAGAGCATTTGCCTTTAGAAAGATTGGATGCTAGGAAGTTGAGTGCGAAATGCGGATCCTTAGCTTCTTCTAACGACACACTAGGATGTGCCGGAAGGTGTATTTGAGCCAGTCCAAAACTCTTTTCCCTTGCGTTATAGCCTTTATTAAAATAGCCCGACTGAATAGTCTCATCAAAGGTATGAGCTGTCTCTTTTTCAACGATATGATACATAACGTCTCTAGACACAGAGTACTTGTCTGCGTAGTAGTATATCAATGTCTCAGGGTTACTTCTGTCCCATTCTGGTACGATTACTACCGGAGCGGAAGCAGAAGCAGGCTGTATAAATATAGAAAGCACTATTATTAGTATTGCAAGGTATTTTATATGCGAGTCCTTCCCGTGAGCGAGGTAGGGACTGAGATTTCAGCGTTGCTCGGTTACAGTACTCCTGCTATACGACCGTCAGTTGAAGTTATGAAGTTCTTTATGATATATCCTACGAAAGCGTAGAATCCACCATTAACTGCTTGTTTGAATATCGCTATCCAGTCAGCAGTAAAAACATCAAAACTTGAATCAAATAGTCCCATAACAGACACAAAAGCACCAGTGAGTATTGCTACTACTAGTCCTCTCAGCACGTCGTTCCAATTTAATGTGAACATAGTTCTATTATACTAGATAATTTTGTAATAAAAGGGCGCAATACACGGCTTGTGGATAAGTGGGGCTACTTTTTTGGTGTAGATAAATACCTCTCAAGTACGTCTCTCAAAGATCGCATTATCACAGATAGAGCATCAAACTCACTCTTTTCCCCTTTTGTTTGTATTGAGTGTATATTTCCAAACACAGAATACACTTGTGAGAGGATGAGTACGTTCAATGCTCCCCCTGATATAGATGTTAGATCTACTCCTACACCTTTTCCTGCCAGAGCAAGGAGTATAGGCACGAATATAAGAAGCGATTTTGCGAGGACTCCGGCACTTAGTTTTGATGAAGTGAGACTCTTCCAGCCGTGTACTACCGCCGAACGCAATACCCCTGTAATTATATCTGCTAGTATAACTACTCCGAGGATGATAATGCTCTCTTGAGAGAGGCCTAAATATTCCATACTAACTATAAAAATAGTAATATAAGATACATTTTTGATTGTCGAGGATAAGGGGTGTGCGTCGAGTATTTCCATACGTTATGCGCTTAGTGCTGCGGCTGCTGCTGCCTTGGCTTTAATTTGTTTGATAATCTTTCCAGCCGTATCATCCGTGTTGTACGGAGTTAGGTCAGTAGTCCAAGGATCTCCAGCAGAGCCAGCACCATTGAGTTTCTCTCCCATAGTTCCTGATACGTTGTAGTCTGCTGCAATAGCAGACCACACTGCGTCTACGATTTGTGTGACCGTAGCTTCTGACTGATTGACGTAGATAGCTGCTGTCATCTCTCCAAGTGCTTCCTGCTGTGCATCTGATAGAAGCCCAGTACCCACGAGAACAGCCGTCATTCCAGCCAATGCAGACTGCGCTGCGGTCAGAGAGCCTGTACCAGCGAGTGCTGCAGATGCCTGAAGCTGTCCAATAACAGAGGCAGTCAAACCACCCTGTCCTGCAATAGTCGCAACAATCTCTGCAATCAATCCACCTGCTGCGTTTGATATTGTTCCAGAGCCGTCAAGATCAGCTGCTCCGAAAAGCCCAGCAACTTGTTGCGCATTTGATATTGTTCCTACACCAGCAGAATACATACTCATTCCACCCTCTTTAGGAGCTAAGACATAAGAATAGGGAGGTCGTAGTCCTTTAGCTGGCATAGACATCCTATCCGTTACACTCACGACATTATTGTCACCAACGTAAAATGTCTCCATTCTAGAGCCATACGTTGCCCACGTAGGGTCAGTAACTCCGCCAAGTGAACGGCTCTGATTTGCGTTCCTTATGGCGTAGTTATTTAGCAACATATTAGTTCCAGATAAAGGTCAAGTCTCCTGAGAATCCTGCGTTTGCTGGGGTTGTCGTAGAACTTGCTACGAGCCAGTAGAGAGCTGCACCGTCATAGATACGAGGTAGAGACGGATAGTCAAACTGCAAGTTTCGTTCCGCTGCCTGTCCGAGAATGTTCAATGGTACACGAGTTATTTCCTTCACCATAGCAACAGAGTACTCTCCTGAGACGTAACTTGAAGCGTTTTGTATGGTGTTTATTTCTGCAATTCCAGCATCTCCTGACTGAAGTGGTACTGCATAGTTGTATTTCCCAGAACCAGTTCCCGAATGGATGATAAGACTGTTTGATGCCGCTGTTTTACCAATAGGCAATACTGTTGGTGTTGCACGAGACGCTACCTGTGCAGAGTTTGTATAACCTAGGGATAGGTTAGGTGTAGCAGCTCCGAGTGGTGTAGCGTTATTAGCAAAGTAGAACGCCTGTACTCCTGCTCCGTTAGTGTGACGAGGAAGGAGACGAGACATTGTATGAGTACCTGTTCCTGCGTCTGTGATGTTGATTGCTGTTCCTGCGATAGCGTTTGCGTAGGTTGTAGCGAGTTTGAAAGTCGTATCACTGACCTTGATGACGTAGTAGTCAGTAGCTGTCGCAAGTGGAGCAGGAAGTGTTGTTGTTGTAGTGAGGCGTACTCGTGTACCTACTAGCGTGTTGTAGGAGTAGTTTGTTGTAGATGTCCACGTACACGTATCAGTACTAGCATCTGCCGTAAAGGTATCACCATACCCTAGTGTATTTGTTGTGGCGTCTGCAGCGGTACTTGTGATAGGTGTTTTACGATAGAATCCAACTAAGTCCACCAGAATCATCCAGCAAGGAGCTGTCGTCGCAGCAGCCGTTACTGCCGAAGCCGCCGCTAGTGACTTATAAAAAGGATAGACGTTACCACCGTGCTGTATAGAAGCAGCGTTCGCTGTCTGGTCGGTCACTCCTTGAAACACAAGCGTTGAGCCTGTGTTGAATAGAGCATCTGGTCCCGGGTTTCCGTTACCTCTGAATAAAGTATGCACCTCTCCAGCAACAGCCGCTGTAGTAGGGTTCATTAGTTTATTCCAGTTTGTCTTGAATGTCTGTCCTGCTGTCAGGGCATTTACGATTGCATCACTACTTGAGAATCCTGCCATATAATTGTATTAAGTTATTAATCCCACACCACTTTTAAGTCTCCGACTAACGCTGTCGCTGCGAGCGTTCCTCTCGGTTGTGCCAAGAATCCGAGAAACGCATCATCATATATTCTCGGTACATCACCTCCAATCAACAAAGCGTCCTTCTCATAGGGAGCGGTTATTTCGTTAATTGCAGTCCGCAACAAAGGCTTTACCAACACCAATGCAAACAGTCCCACATCCCCACCGAGCATTGTTACTGACTCAATACTCCGTACACCTGAATCGTTACCTTGTAGTCCAATGAATGGATTACCTGACTGAAATGCAGTTGATACTGAGCTTGAGACGATTGTCCCGATTGCAGTTCCAGCGTTCATCGTTGTAGTCTGAGAGGTACGTCCACTAACACCGTCTGAGTTTGTGTAGGTAAAGTAGAACTGTTGCCCACCAATTCCTGCGTTTGTGAGAACTGCTGTCACCATTACCCCCTTACCGTCTGTATACCGTGTTAGGGTTGCTGGGTTACTACCAGATGCCGTAGCTGTTGTAGTCTGTGTTTCTGTTATTGAGGTATCAATGAACGGATAGCACATTAGATAATCACACAACACCATAACCATAGGAAGAGCAGTAGCTGTACTCGTCATTGAAGTAACTGAGCGGAGGTATTTTGTGCTAGGTGAGACGTTTGGACCGTGATATAACCCACCGTCCGTTGAACGTGCAAGCACCGTAGCATTCATAATACCGCCAATATAGTATTGAGCTGGCGGATTGCCCGGACTCATTGATGTGTCAAACCATAAACCAGCAGTTGAAGCCTGTGAAGGTGTTTTTCGCCATATATAATTACGGGTTCGTCCTTCTAGTTCTGCATCTATTAGTTGTTTGGTATTGACTATTGCCATACTAGTTACTCATTGTACTTTTCCCTACAAGTCCGGCAGTCATCTCTACGAAGATAGGCTCTGCTGTCTCTTCAGGTACAACAGTTTCCTCAGTAGTTTCTTCTACTACCTCTTCTGTTTTAATTTCTTCTTCCATACTAATCCTCTGTAACTGTGAGTCCTGACGCTGCGAATAGAGGCGTAATGTTTAGCGCCACTGCAAGTGAGGAGTTCAAGGCACCCGAATAAAGGATAGTTCCTGCTGTCGGATAACTGTTTGTACCGATAGATACATAAGTTATCGTGTTGCCAGAAGCACCACACTGAGGAAATGTAATCTGAGCTGCGTTTTCTACACTGTTCCCTGATACTGTCCAACCTGCACCTGATCGCGCTACTGCTACACGGTCATAGTTAGTATAGGTTGCTTCGTTTGTTGTCTGGTCGCCTGCTTCACCCGGATCTGCTGTATGAAGAGCGACATAGAGTGAGCCTGCTGTTGCACTATTTTGAAGGCCTCCTGCATCTCCAATATTTGCAAAGTCTGTATTGTTGAAGAATAGCTGTAGGAGAGCTGTTTCTGCTGCGTTTGATTTTGACATCTTACTTGATTGTTAGTTTTCCGTTGATAATCGTAATCGTAACTTTAGCGTATTCATCTGCTGAAAGTCCGTATTCTCGCATAATCTTTTCTCGCAAAAGTGCCAACACCCCATTCATTTTATTTGCTGTGGGTTGTAGAACTGCTGCTGGAGCGTCGTTTTCAGAAGGTTTCTTTTTTGGAGTTTCCATATTGTAATTATACTATGAGTATGTTATGTCTGTTAAGTTGTCCCCTGTGTATACCAGAGTCTTCGTTGTGTCAATAGCAGGAATATCCCCACTGAGGACAATTGAAGTCAGGTTATCCCCTGTATACGATAGGGTCTTGGTGATTGATTGACCGCCACCCAAGTCGTATACAATGGAGGTCAAATTGTCGCCCGTGTAGCTGAGTTCGTAGGGATAGGATTTGAGGTTTTTAGATACTGACTCGAACGTCTCGCTACCACCAGCGGATAGGTTGAGTGTCGCAACACCGTCTCCTGAGTAGGATAGTGTGCCACCAGATCCGGTAACGTTTAGTTTTGTGACGTAGTCTCCTATTTTGTCCCCACCACTCTGGAAGATGAGAGGATCTGCACCCCCCACGTTCCCAATAGGGTTAGTTCCGAATTTGTCCACGACGCCTAGTGCTTCACTGAGTCCCTTGATTTTCTTAGGGTCAATGAGTTTCTTCGATTCGTGTATCTTATCGACGACTTCATCAGGTGTATCAGGGCTTCCGTCCTTTCCGTTCAGGCCATTTGTACCATTGACGCCGTCTTTTCCGGGCTTCCCTGCTTCACCCTTTTTACCTTCCTTTCCGTCCTTGCCGGGCGAACCGTCTTGTCCTCTCTCTCCAGTGTCACCCTTGACAGGCTCTGGTATGAGAGGCTTTATAAGTTTCTCAAGTTGCTCGTCTGTAGGAGTTAGGCCGTCCTTGCCACGGATCGCCTTAATTTCTATGTGATTGACGCCTTTAAGTAGTTTTTTCATATTACATAAATGCTAAGAAGTTACCATTTGCTACAGCTCCGCTTGCAAGGATGAGGTCGCCAGAAGAGTTGAACGTACATACAGTGTACGAGCCGTCTGTAGTTTGAGTACCTCCTGTTATTGTCGCCCAATCGCTTGTGAGAAGTCGTACAATACACACCCCACTACCGCCGTCTCCACCCTTTACGTTGTCTGTAGGTCCACCCCCTCCTCCACTTCCTGTGTTTGCAGTTGCATCACCTCCTTCTGTGTCAGAACTTCCGTTACCACCTCCTGCTCCACCGCCTCCTGTACCTCCAGCACCGCCAGTGCCTCCTGAAACACCACGTACTCCACCACCTCCTCCGCCCGCACGAGTCACAGATGAACCAGTTATAGAGTTTGCTGTACCAGCGCCACCAACTCCACCAGTACTTGTATTTACTGGAGCAGAACCAGCAGCTCCACTACCACCTCCACCGCCTCCTGGGTACGGACTTGTCACACTTATATTGCGCCCTCCATTATTGCCCGGAGAGCTACCTGTACCTCCAGCAGTATCATTATATGCGCCTCCAGCACCACTTGAGCCGTTTGCTCCGTTCTTTGGTGTACCAGTTTCACACGCACCTCCAGCACCACCGCCTGCGGTTATTCCATTGAATGTTGAGTCGCCTCCGTTTACACCCTCTACGTTAGAACCAGTAGGAGCTGTACCACCTGCTCCGATAACTATCGGATATGTCCCTGCTGTTATAACAATACCCGTATCATATTTATGAGCTCCGGCACCACCGCCACCACAACCAGTACCAGTACCTCCTGACCCTCCGCCTCCTATAAGTAAGTAGTCGTGTGTTGCCATATATTACGCTACGGCTATGCACCTCCATTTACTGGTAACGGTATTCCACACAAACCCTACATCCAGCCGTGTTGAGATGACAGTTGTGGTAGGGAGTGTGACCGTTGACGATTCAAAAGAAGTACCCCACGTTATTGCTCGTGCTGTGCCGTCATCTGTGAAGTCAATACGAAGCATATCCCCCTCGACCGGAGTACCAGAGAGATTGGTCGTCATCGAGGTTATAGCTGCACCTATAGCCGTGAGGTGTACTGCGTCGTAGTTGTCAGTGTTTATTGTAGGAGTAGCACCCGGAGCTGATGTCGATAGGACACGACGTGTTATACGCTTGTTTGTGAGAGTGTTTGTTGAAGAAATAGAAGGTATTACCACACCCTCTACCGCCAATACCCCTGCTGCGGATCGTGAAAGTGTCGTGTCGGAAGCCGCCCCTAGTTCGATAGTCCCGGCTGTTAGTGCGGTAGACGTGCCTAGGTCATACGCTGTT